ATGTCTGCCTGGAGCGTTAATTTTTATGGAACACGAAGTCATAGTCAGAAACATACAATTCGCGTGGGAGTTTATCCGCGCTGTCGGCCCAGCCATCGCGCTGGGGGTGGCAACCTACTGGGTCACCACATGGGGGGAGCGGACACGATGAGCGCTTTTTATGTCACCGACACTGAGGCCCGAAAAATCGGCATGCTTGACATGTTTGGCCCCTACGAGACCCGTGCGGCTGCGGAGGCTTTTATCCGCAAGGATTTTGCTGACTGGTGGGAAGAGTCAGAAACCCCGCTAAAAGATCGGGATGAATCTGCATGTGGGACTTATCAGATTCTTGAACTGGTTGCCGAGGTGAGGCCGGTCGGCAATGCGTCGCTCAAAGTGAAACTGGTGGAGGAGGCCGCGAAATGAGCTGGACGCATGTTGGCGCATCGCTGCCGGATAGCGACACGGATGTGATCATCTGCATTGAAGATGGGCATGTCGAAGCTGGCTACCATGACGGCAAAAATTGGCGGTGGCTGAGTGGGGGAAGAGTAGCGATAGGGGTCACGCACTGGATGCCGTTTCCAAACCCACCGGAGGGAGCGAAATGAGCTTTTTACGCAAAAAACTCAATAGCTATCCGCACAATCTTTCCTTTGATTGCGAGCTTTGGGGGTGGCTGCAAAGCAAACGAAATCATAACGGCATGAAAGTGCCTTTGAGCGCTGTCGTTACAAAGTATTTGCTTGAAGCAATAGCTAAAGATTCATCGCAAAATGCTATAAAAAAGCCTGTTAAAATCAAAAAACCTCAACTGACAACGGCTAAGAAGGCGACCAAAAAATCAAGAAAAGATGAGTCTATCTCCAGCAAGATCGACTGGAAATTAGAAATCAATGACCAGACGCCGCTCTGGGTGCGAAGCATCGCAAAGAAGCTGGAGGTGGCGTGATGATTAAAAATCCAACTCATGGGTTTGTAGTCTGCAAGATTCAAAATCAAGTCGTTGTATGGCAATGTGAAAATTTTGATCGCATTTCTCATGTCACTTCGGTTTCCGACCGTAGGGCAAGAGTCTCGCTGCCAGTAGATCGCTGGGAGAAAGTAGCTCATGTCTTTGAAATGGTCGCTGCAGAACGGTTTCGTGAAAACCGCGCAGGCAGGTTCAAGCTGCCAAAGAGTCTTGGGACGGCACTCATTCCGTCTTCTCTGGGTAAAGAGCTATGTGTGCTCTGCTGGGCTTCAGAAGCTGCCAGAGATGAGGATTTTGAAAAGATTAAACGAAACTGGAACGCCTTAGCGCCAGAAGAGCGCTGGTGGCTTTACAACACCACAGCCGCAAGCTCTGGCCAAGCGCAAGAAGTCGGGAAGGGTTGGCGCAGGGCCATTCATGCCGCACTGGCTGAAGAAGGGATGACTCTATGAAAAAACAACCTGATAAATGGCAAGAGTTAGCGTGCGAACTAAAGGATTCCATCTTGGAATATTGGAAGTTCGAGAGCGACAAAAAGAACAGGGTTAAACAGCAGCGGGTTGTCAGGGCATTGCAAGCAATCGGTAACTTGCAACAGGGGGGATTAAAATGAGCGCCACCCTCGCCATTTCCATCGCCGTGCTGACCATCGGCTCGTGCTTCGCATCCTACCACGTCGGACGCGAGTCGATGCGGAGGGACATCAGGGACTTCCAAGAACGGCGCAGGCGCTGGGAGGAGTTCGACGATGAGGACTGAACAATTTTCCACCCCGGAACAAAGAAAGTGCCTCGACGGGCGGCAACCCGACGAGGCGATGAGTAACCCAAAAACTGAGTAACAAAAAATGACTAACCAAATAATCGTTGCACCGCAACAAAAACCTTCCGCGCTGGCTGTGATGGCTTCGCGCTGCAATGTGGACCCTGCAAAGCTCCACTCCACACTTAAAAATACGGTCTTCAAAGGCGCAACTGATGACGAGCTTCTGGCTCTGGTCGTGACCGCCAACACTTATGAACTGAACCCGATCTTGAAGGAGCTTTATGCTTTTCCGAAAAAGGGCGGGGGCATCACTCCGATGGTGGGGGTGGATGGCTGGATCAAAATTGCAAACCGCCAACCGAATTTCGACGGCATGGATGTCGAGGTTTACGGAGACGGCAAAACACCGACTCACGCAACGGGGACAATCTACCTCAAAGACCGCAGCCACCCGGTGAAGGTGACTGAGTATTTTGACGAGTGCAAACGCAACACCGACCCGTGGAACCAAATGCCTCGCCGTATGATTCGCAACAAGGCGATCATTCAAGCGATCCGCTTGGCGTTCGGGGTGAGCGGCATTCATGACGAAGACGAGGCGAGGGACATCAGCGGCCAAGTTCAGATCGTTTCCGGTGCGAAGCCCGTTTTCCGCCCTCGTGCGGTGGAGCCGGAGGACATCGAGGACGACATCCCGATGGGTGAGCCGGTGCAGGAGGTGCAATCCGTGGAAGAATTGCCAAAGTTTGAGGCGGATACGCCACAGCGACAGATTCAAGTGGCGATCACAGACGCAGGCGTATCTGAGGCGGATTTCCTCAAAGCACTGAAATCCACGGCCCCGCAACTGGTGGGCAAGTCGAAACTGGTCTCCGAACTCTCGGATGATGCCGCAAATGCCGCACTCGCAGACCTCAACGAAATCCTCACAGCTATCGAGGAGGGCGCGAAATGAGCGCCTTCCAAGACGGAGCGGAGGGAGTTTATTTCGACCTCGCGGAGGATACCTACCGCGCAGCCACAGGCGTCAACATTTCGGCGCTGAAGGCTATGGGAAAAAGCCCCGCGCATTACCTCGCGCAACTCACGCAGCCAAAGAGCGAACCGACTCCCGCCATGGTGTTCGGAACGCTTCTCCACCGTGCGGCCTTGGAGCCGCACAAGTTGGAGGGTTCTTTTGCGGTGAAGCCGGACGGAATGACCTTCGTGACCAAAGAGGGCAAGGCATGGAGGGACGCGCAAACTCTGCCGATCATCACGGCAGAGCAGGACGAGGCGCTGAAAGGCGCTGCGGCATCGGTGGCATCCCACCCCGCAGCGGCGGCGATCCTTGACGGTGCCAAGCGGGAGGTGTCCGTTTTCCGGCGCATCGTTCGGAACAACCCGGAGGGGCTTTTGCTCAAGGGGCGTCTGGACATCGTGGTCGTGGACTCCCAAGGGGCAACAATCATAGGCGACATCAAGACCACGGAGGACGCATCGCCGGAAGGCTTTGCAAAATCCATCGCGGCTTTTGGCTACGCTCAACAGGCGGCGTATTACATGGACCTTCTGGAAGCGAGCTTCTTCCTCTTCATCGCGGTGGAAAAGGTCGCGCCTTATGCGGTGGGGGTTTACTGCCTCGACGCCGAAAGCATCGCCCTCGGTCGGGAAAAAAACACCCGTCAACTCGACCTCTTGGAGCAATGCCAAGAGTCTGGAATCTGGCCTGCCTATTCGCAGGAGATCGAAACCATCACCCTGCCGCGCTGGGCTAAGTAATATGGAAGATTACAACGACATCGAGCTTGAGGAGGCCAAGGCGCTTGTGGGTGACATCCTCGAAACCCATTGGATCGGCATCCTCCGGGCGGTCTCGGACAGCGAAGACCAGAACGGGAGCGTGAGCATCGCGGTGAAGCTCGACCACAGCGGGCCGACTCGGAATCTCAAAGTTCGCCTCTCGTATGCGGTCAAAACTACGGACGAGACCGAGAAGAATGTAAGCAACCCCGCACAGCAGGAGCTTGCCATATGACCATGCAACTTGAGCTTTTCCGCCCAAAGAAGGGCGCGCCGAAGATCACGCCGGAGCGTGTTGAGGATTTTGTGGAGCGGCTGGCTCGCGCCGGGACATGGGTCTCGGCGCGGGCCTTGGAGGAACCGGACTGCAACGACCGGACGATCCGGGCCTTGGCCAACGCCAGCGGGGGCAGGGTCATCAGCGGCCAGCGAGGCTACAAGGCGGCATCGTGCGCAGACTGCGACGAAATCGCCCACGCCGCGAACTGGCTGGAACACCAAGCGCGGGAGATGACGCAACGGGCGGCTGAGATCCGCCGCGCAGCGATTTACTGCCGAGCATGAAGGAAATCATCCACATGAAAAAAACAAAAACGGAAAAAATGGAAGAAACCTCTAAAAATCATTTGTTAGGAATCATGGAGGACGAGCTTTCAATCACATTGGCGGCTTACGAAGAACTCTTGAATCAGTGCAGTAAATTGGCTGATTCGATGGGATACCGTCGTGATTATGTTATTGGCAAAATCATGCCAAGAACGGCAACGGATCGAAATAATGTAGCTCGTATCTCTAAATGGTTCGATAGCACAAAAAAAGATGCTGTTGAACACATGCTAAAATTAGAGCGCGAGCGAGAACAAGACCGCGAGCGCGAGAGGCTTATTGCATCGCTTCAACTCACTGAAGAGCAAAAGGCGCTTCTTGGTATTAGCTAAGATGAAGTCCATCACCTTCCAAGTCTTTGCCGAGCCTAAAGGCCAACCACGGCCCAAAGCCTTCGCCCGCAACATGGGGGGAGGAAAATTCGCCGCTCGCGTTTACGACCCCGGAACGGCAGAGGCATGGAAGAGTGCCATCGCGGAGGCGGCGACAAAGGCCGGCGCTCAGAACCTTATGGCGGATGTCCCGATTCGGGTCTCGCTGTGGTGTCACTTCGCCCGCCCAAAATCACACCTCACGAGCAAAGGCGCTCTCAAACCAACGGCCCCAGAGTGGAAGACCAGCAAACCGGACGCAGACAACATTTTCAAGGCGGCAACGGACGCCCTCACGCAAATCGGAGTCTGGCGCGACGATGCGCAAATTGTCTCGGCGCTCATACACAAAAAATACGCACACGAGCGGTCTGCATCGTGGGCTGAAATCACAATCTCAGAAATGAAATGAACGAAATCCTACAAGAAAACAAACGCCTTCAAACCGAGGTTCAAAAACTTCTCACCGAAAACATGGAGCTTACCGCAGTCATCCGGGCGCTACGCAAGAACGCCCGCGAGGATGCGGCGACCATTGAGACAGCAAAGCGGGAGCTATGGCTCTGGAAAAACGGGAAATACGAAAAGAGCACGGAGGCGGCAAATGATTAAGGCCAGCATCAATGTCACCAAGATCGAAAAAGCCGAAATCTATGTCGGGAAAAACGGGAAATATGTCGGGCTGGCATTCTTTGCCAACAAGGGCGGGCCTGACCAGTTTGGCAACGATGGTTTTGTAACGCAGGAGATTTCCAAGGAACGGCGGGACAATGGCGAGCGCGGCCCGATCATTGGCAACTGGAAGTATCTCAAAAAGGCCAGCGTGCCAGCGGGGAAACCGCAAGGCCCGGCTGACCGATACCAAGGCCGGACACACGACGACACGGGGGAGGAGATACCATTTTAAAATCATTATGATTCAACTCGAATTATTTCTCGAAAATCCAAAAGCACACCTTTTTCCATACTGGTGGAAGCGTTTGCGGCAATGGCCGCGATTGGTCATGGAGCACAGGAGGGACACCGAAAGCAGCGGATGGGGCGCTGCTGAATTAAATGGGTGGTTTGCAGATTTACTACATGAAGCGGGTCAAATGAGCCAGTCGGAATACAGCCGATGGCAGAGATTTGAAAGGCGCGTGTATTCCTGGAGAGGAGCAAAACACCATGGCCGGTGAATGGATCAAGGTGGAGTTGCACCTACACGAAAAGCCGGAGGTTTTTCAGATAGCAACGGCGACAGGAATGGACCCCGATACGGTAGTGGGAAGGCTACTCAAAATATGGGGCTGGGCGTCACGAAATTGTCACGCTGACGGCGTGACACATATCGCCGCACTCGCGCATTTGAACAAAATTGCAGGAAACGAAAGATTCGCAGAGAGCATGCAAGAAGCGGGCTGGCTTGAGCTGAAAAACTCGAAAATCATCTTCCCGAACTTTGACAGGCATTGCTCGCAAAGTGCTAAGGAAAGAGGGCTTGCCTCCATGCGGAAGGCCAAGGAAAGAGTCACGAAAATGTCACGCTCAGACCGTGACAAAAGTGTGACCAGAGTAGAGAAGAGAAGAGAAGATATTACTACAGACCTACCAACGCGCGAGGAGCCAGTCGGCGACCTTGAAACGGAAAACGCGGAATGGCTGGAAAACATGCGGCGGAATTTCCCTGACCGCGATGTCGATGGCGAGCTGAAGACCTTTCAGCGTTACTGCGCCAGCAAGGGAACGGCAGCAAACCAACGGGGCTTTTTCGGCTGGCTCAAAAAATCCAGCCCGGCAATCCCCGCTCAAAAATCACAATGGAGCTATTGAACGACATGCAAACGATGACAACACGAAACTGCGCGGACTGCGCAACGGGGTTCACTCCGCACGATGTGGAGTTCGGCGGAAGGACGATCTTCACGCAGACACGCTGCGAGGCGTGCCAAGAACGGGCCTGCAAGGCGTCGGAGGATGCCGAGAGGGTCAAGGTAGCGGAAGCGAAGAAAAAAGCGCGGGAGGATGCCTTTCTGGCGATTTGCCCGCCTCTCTACCGCGACACCGACCCGTCTCGAATTCATGCACGCTTCCGAGAGGCGGCTTTCACCTGGACATGGAATCCGGTGGGAGTCGGCTTCGTGGGGATGGCTGGCAAGGGAAAAACACGGGCGGCTTATCTGCTGATGAACCGGATGGTGCAAGCAGGCCATCGATGCGCGGCGATGACCTCGACCACATTCGGGAAAATATGCGTCGATCAATTCGCCGATGACAAGGCACGCAAGGCGCAAGCGGAGAAAGACCTCCGCGCCTGCTACACGGCAAGCGTGTTTTTTCTCGACGACCTCGGCAAGCAACGCATGACCGAGCGAGGAGAAATGGAGCTTTACGCCGTGCTGGAACACCGCACGGCCAACATGTTGCCGACAATCTGGACGGCCAACGCCAAGTCGGATGTGCTTTGCAAAATGTTCAGCGAAGACCGAGGCGAGCCGATCATGCGGAGGCTCATCGAGTTCTCAAAAATCACAGCGGTATGGAGGGACGGGCAATGAATCAAATAAAATGTTGGACTTGTGATGGCTCAGGAATCGAGAGCCGAGCAAACATGAACACGGCGGGAATTGATATCGAGTGTCGCCGGTGCAATGCAACCGGCCAATGCCCCGAAATCATGCTCGAATGGCAAAAAATCGGCGAAAAATACAAGAATCAACGGAGATCAGAGAGAAAAACCATCCTTGAACTTGCTCGGCAAATCGGATGCCTGCCTTCCGATCTATGCAAAGCCGAAGCCGGGATGATCGACCCCAGAGAAATCTACAAGGAGAACGCAAAATGAGCGCCACGCCTGAGACGGACGCGCTCTATGCGAAAATGCTGGCCGAGAACCCCGGCAACTTCATTCACCTTGAGGAGTTTTTGGAACTGGCTTGCCGACTGGAACGCGAGCGCGACGAGGCGAGGGAGCAAATTAAAGAGCTGATTTATATCGCCGAACGCGCCATTGCGTTGGCTGAAATAGATTTTGAGAACGACAAATTTGGAGTTGTCTCTGAGCTTCGCGATGGGGTGGAGCGACTCAAGGAAGGCGCGAAATGAGCGAGGAGGTCGCAATCGGAATGCAAAAACTTGCCTACGCCATATTGATGCGCGCAGCAGAAGACTTGAAAGCGCCAATGGATTACAAAGCCCTTATGCCAGCCGAATCGCCGTAAAAAACAAAACCTCGGCCATTAAATTTTTCCAAGGCGAATGGTTTGCAGAAATAGCACAGGCAATCGGAAAGAACCCCAAACGACTTCGTGATGCGGTATTAACATGAAAGCCTCAAAAATCCTTAATCGGTTGTATAAGACCGGGACAACTCATCACGCAGCGCGTGGGTATGTGTGCTTGTGGGGGATTTTAATGGAAAAGGAAAACCCTGAAAAAACACATATTTACCAAGAAACCGCGAGGCTTTTATTAGAAGATATTTCATCGGATGAACGCAGAAAAGACGCAGGAGAAACCCATGTCCTCTGAAATCCCTCTACCACCAACGGCGCAAGACATCGCCGAAATCATTGGCAAAGAAGCTGCTTTGGCCATTGCATTTACCACACGACATCGATGCGTCTATGTGCCACTCGGTCGGCTCCCGTCGCACAGCTATCTCGTCAGAACAATCGGGGAAGAAAAGGCCAAACTTCTGCAAAGACATTTTGGCGGGATGCTCCTGCCCATGGCGACCTGCCACCAAACCAAGCAAGCTCTCATCCGCGCAAAAATCCAACAACTCAAAACACAACAACATGCAAACACCTAACCTCATACTCGTCAAAGACTCGATCAACACGATCAGCCAACTCCAATTTTGGGAAATACCGGAAGACACCAGCAAAGAAAAATGGGCTGATGGACACAAGCAACTCCTGCTCATGCAGCAAATAGTCAGAAAGCTATTGCCAAAGTCGCAATCATTCGGCGTCAAACAATTCGGACTGGATTATCTGGTGGAGACGGAAGCCCAATTCCAACTCGAATTTGAAATCCCTCTACCGGCCGAAACCCCAAAGCGCGAAGAGGAAAGCGATGTCATCGATTACCTCGTCAAAGGATTCCAACGATGGGCCGAAAAGGCTGGCGACATCGAAGCATGGGAGAAGGACCGCTTGGAACGGGCGCTCGAAATCCTCAAGCCTCTAACTACTACAGCAGAACGCATTAAAAAAACCCTGCAAAGCAAAGCTCTCCAATGATTCAAGCCATGACACAGCCACCAGCCGGGGGGGTAGTAGGTACCTCCGAGGGGGGACGGGAGCGGGTATGCGGAAACTTGCGAAGTTTGGTTAGAGATTGAACAAAAAACTGCAGTTTGCTTTTCAAATGAAACAACAAAACTATCAGATTGAACAAATAGAAACGGGAAGCCTCATTCCCTACGCACGCAACGCAAAAAAGCACGATGACGCACAGGTGGCAAAAATCGCCGGAAGCATCCGGGAGTTTGGATTCAACAACCCCGTGCTCATCGATTCAGAAAACGGAATCGTTGCCGGTCATGGCCGCGTGCTTGCTGCGCAAAAGTTAGGGCTGGAATCCGTGCCGTGCCTCCGGCTCTCGCACCTCACGGACTCGCAACGCCGCGCTTACATTCTCGCCGACAACCGGCTCGCGGAGATCGGCGGCGGGTGGGATGAGGAAATGCTGAAGCTCGAACTCGCGGACCTTGGCGAGCTAGATGTCGACCTCGATGCGATTGGATTTAGCGCGGAAGACCTCGCGGAAATGAAGCTTGAAGATGAGCCTGAGCCATCAGACGCCGATGCCGAGCCGCAGATCGACAAGGCCGAAGAACTCCGCGCCAAGTGGGGCGTCGAGCCGGGGCAGCTTTGGGAGCTTGGCGCGCATCGGTTGCTGTGCGGGGACAGCTCTCAAAGTGAAATTGGAGAAAAGTGTCCTACTCTTTTTTTTGATCCGCCGTGGGATGCTATGAAACCAATAAATCCGAGAGAAAATATTTTAGCATTTGCCGATGGGCAAAGGCTCTATGATGTCGTTAATATATTTGGCGCACCAACTTGGCTGTTTGTATGGGACTGTGTATCAAGTTGGTTTACTCCAAATCGACCATTGCGAAGAATGAAATTGTGCGCTTTTTATGGCAAAATAGAAAACTACAATTCAGATGGTTCTCACTATGGAGACGCAGGGGAGCAACGGGAAGTATTCAACAGCCGAGGGTCTTATACTTTTAAACCTGACCCGCGCGGCAAACATTTGGCAGATGTTTTTTCTCAACCCATAACAAAACTACATGCTAAAAGCGAGCACTCTCACAGCAAACCAATCGACTGGATAAGAATGCTATTAGCGAACTGCACGAGCGGTGATGTCTATGACCCGTATGCTGGTTCTGGAACATGCCTTATGGCATGCGAACAATTAAAACGAAAATGCCGAGCCGTTGAAATCGACCCGGCATTTTGCGCTGTGATTATTGATAGGTGGGCGACTGCAACAGGGAAAATCCCGAGCCGTGGTTAACTCATTTTTTTTCGCTGCGATCGTATGGGTGCCTGTGTTCTCCAGAACGATCACGGCGTTCCAGATCGTCGGCGCGATCTGGCGCATCGTCGCCAGCCCACGACCCGATTTGCAAATACCTGTCACCTCCGTCGTCAGGCTGCAATTTAAACAACCTTAAAAACCCATGCGAATAAATTCGAGTATATTTTTGAGGGCGGCCGCCGAGTTTTCCGTTTTCACGGGCGGCACGAGTTTTGTTTTCTGTGGTGATGCTGCCGAGTGTCGCGGCTGCATTGCTGATTGGGTTTTGTGTATTCATATAAATAAGAAATAACCCATCGTTCGGTTATGTCAACAAGTTTTTTTGAATTATTTTTATGACCCTCTCCCAGCAACTCGACCGCGCCCTCCGCGATGTCTTCGCCCCCGTGGACACCCGCGAGGTCTGGCAATGGGCCGAGGATGAGATCGTGCTCACCCGGCGACAGACCGAAACCCCCGGCCCGTATTCCACCCTCCTCACCCCCTACATCCGCGAGCCGCTGAATTGTTTCGCCGATCCCCGCGTCTCCGACCTCACGCTCTGCTTTGGGACACAGACCAGCAAGACCACCGCCATGATGATCGGCACCGCTTGGCGCATGGTCAACAATCCATTCCCCGCCCTCTGGGTCATGCCCACCGAGAGCATGGCCCGGAGCTTCTCCGAGAACCGCTGGCAACCCATGGTCGACGATTGCCACCCGCTCGCCGCTCTCAAGCCCTTCAACCCCCACCGCTACAAAACCCTCGAGCAGCAATTCCGCGACGCCACCGGCAAAGAACCCAAGCGCCTCGCTTAAAACTTATGCCAAACAAAACCGAAGCCCAGACCGTCCCGGTTGCCGCTCTGGCAAACATATTTAACATCACGCAGGTTCGGGTGCAGCAACTCGCCAAGATGGGGGTCATCGTCAAAGCCTCACGCGGCACCTACCTCTTGTGGGCATCCGTCAAAGGCTACATCAAATATCTCCAAGAGCGAGCCGCCGGAAAGGGCATGGGAGAAGGAGAAGCTGGAGAATACGAAAAGCAGCGCACTCGCGTCTACCGCGCCCGCGCCGAAATCCTCGAAGCGCAATCGATGGCGATGCGCGGCGAACTCCATGACGCATCCTGCATTGCCGAGGTCATGGGCGAGGGGCTGGCCAACATGCGGGCAAAGCTCTTGGCAATCCCAACCACGGCAGGCCCTCGCGTGGCAGACGAGACAGACCCAAACAAATGCGCGGCCCTCATCGAGACCCTACTGCATGAAGCGATGGCGGAATGCTCGAAATACAACGGGCGGGAGATTCTGAACCGCTACCTCAAGCGGAGTGAAGCGAAACCGGAAGACGAGGAGACCGGCGAAGGCTGGGAGACATGACACCCGAACAACTCGAACACGCCAGCGACCTCATCGCGGCGTGGTCGGCCATCATTGCACCGCCTCCAAAATGGACGATCAGCGAATGGGCAGACCATCGGCGCAAGCTCTCCGGTGAAGCAGCAGCGGAGAAGGGGCAGTGGCGAACCAACCGCGCCGAATACCAGCGCGGGATCATGGACGCCGTTGCCGATCCGACGATTGAGCAAGTCGTCGTGATGTCATCGGCACAGGTGGGGAAAACGGAAATCCTTCTGAACTGCATCGGTTACTTCGTGGACTTCGACCCCTCGCCCCTCATGCTCGTGCAGCCGGACGAGGCCATGGCAGAGACATTCAGCAAAGACCGCCTCGCGCCGATGTTCCGCGACTCTCCCAGCCTCCGCTCGAAGGTCCGACCGGCCAAGACCCGCGACAGCGGAAACACGATCCTCCACAAACGATTCCCCGGAGGGCATGTCACGCTCGTAGGTGCCAACGCCCCCAGCGGCCTCGCCTCCCGCCCGATCCGCGTCCTCCTGCTTGACGAGGTGGACCGCTACCCAGCCAGCGCCGGAACCGAAGGCGACCCGGTGAACCTTGCCATCGCCCGCACAAAAAACTTTTGGAACCGGCGCGTGGTCATGGTCTCGACCCCGACCGTGAAAGGACTCTCCCGCATCGAGCGAGCTTTTGAGATTTCCGACCAGCGGCATTTCCTCGTGCCGTGTCCCCATTGCGAGCACGAGCACCCGCTGCGGTGGGGGAATGTCGTTTGGACGGACGGACGCCGCGACCTTGCAACCCTCCGCTGTCCCGCTTGCAACGGCACGATCACGAACGCTCAAAAAAACCAAGCCGTCTCGCGTGGTCGGTGGCAGGCCAGCGCCGGACCCAGCCGCATCGCGGGCTTTCATCTCAACGAACTTTACTCCCCGTGGCGAAGCATCGCAGACATCGCCATCGAGCACGGGCGCGCCAAAGACGACCCCTCAACCTTGCAAGTCTGGATCAATACCTCGCTCGGTGAAACATGGGAGGAAGGAGGCGAGCGCATCAGCGAACACGCCTTGATCGAACGATGCGAACCCTACCCGCAGGCGGATGTCCCCGCCCGTGGGTTAATCTTGACGGCAGGCGTGGACACCCAGCAAGACCGCCTTGAAATCGAGGTCGTCGCGTGGGCAGGCGGTGAAGAAAGTTGGAGCGTGGCTTATCATGTCATTCTTGGCGACCCCGACATCCCGGAAGGCACAGCAGGAAGCCCGTGGACGCACCTCACCGACTACCTTCGCAAGCGCTGGACCTCCGAGGCAGGCGGCGAGATGGTGATCGAAACCACCTGCATCGATACCGGAGGCAGCAACACACAGGCCGTTTACGGCTATGTGAAACGCCACAAGGGCGACCGAGTTTACGGCGTGAAAGGCCAAGGCGGACCCGGCTTGCCCATCGTCGGCAACCCCGCCCGCCGCAGAGCAGGAAAGAAAACCACGCGCCCGATCGATGTTTACATCGTCGGAGTCGATAACGCGAAGAGCATCGTTTACAAGCGCCTCCGCATCACCGAACCCGGCTCTGGATATTGCCATTTCCCGCAGGGACGCAGCGCAGAGTATTTCCGAGGGCTGACCGCAGAAAAGGCCGTGACGAAATTCGTGAAAGGATTCCCCCGGCTGGAGTGGCACAAGACCAGCGGAAGCCGTAACGAACCGCTCGACTGCCGTGTCTACGCCTTCGCCGCGCTCGTGCTACGCGCCCCGCAGTTTGACAAGCTCGCCCTACGGAGGCGGCAGACCATGCCCGCGCCCAAGCCCGCCGAGGCCGAGCCGCCCCAGCCAACGGAACTCCCCGCAGAAGACACCCCCAGACCGGATGCTGAGAATGCCGCGAAACGCAAGCGCACCACGCGCAGGGCGTCCTTCGTGCATTCATGGTGACAATCACAGCAGGCGAAACATTTGAGGTTACGGTATCGGCAGACCCCGCCGCGACCGTC